ACGAATAGGGCCCGAATACTGGCCTTTTTCGATTCTGTAAAGAAACGGATATCTTTTGGTAACCATTCTATACATCCACCAAGCTGTCCCGATTTACCAATCGCGACATTCTTGTTGTCCTTCTTGATCATGGTCGATTGACCCTTTTCAATAAGTCTAACCTTAACTGAATCGACTATAATCGATAGACTATAGTCTGATTTGTTAAAAGGTTCCTTATACTTAAGATTCTCTAGATTTAGAAGTCTTTCAGTATATTTGACACATCTCCGTGAATAACCATGTTGTCCAGGTGATATGTGTGAACCGGCTAGCTCATGATTATGAGTTATACGGTCTAAATAGGAAGTAGGTCCCTTCGCTAGATGGTCATCTCCTCCTATATGCAGGAATCTCCAGCTCCTATGAGGGGCTGGATCATCACTGTAAAGCAATTCCTCGGCACCACAGTGCTCAAGGAATGATAACTCCTCAATCGCCAGATTGAGGAGCGTTAATGATGGTTTGGCTATTGCCTCTCCCATCATTATACCTACTTTGGATAACACTGATGTGTCATCACGAAATAGTACTAGTCTTGGACCTATTGTTCCAATCACTAGATCAACGTATGAGCTATTAAAACATAGTTTTGCACCCTCTACGTACCCAGCATGTAAAGCTTTGGTAAGCTTGTGCTGTTGAGCATTGGTAGCGTTCTTTAGATCGCTAGACAATACTGCGTGTCCCTCGGGTAGTGAAATATCACCATCGAGTCTACACATTCCCTTTACTGCTTCCCAAGTTTGATCCTGTCGGTGAAAACTTGAGAAAACAGAAGGGTGATACTTCATGGAGTCAATAACTACATGAGAGTATGGTGATTGTAATATATTCAGCCAATAGTCTGCTATTGTTACAACTCTAGCTTTGTTTCCCATCTCTGGGACAACTTCAGCTCGCAATACGGGTAATGGTTGGTATTCCTTCCATGCCACGTAAAGTATTTGGGGTCCAGTAGTCTCATCAAGACCTCTGAACCTTCCAGGCTGCTCCTTTATTAAGTAGTAGCTTTCCAGAAATTCCACTTCCGGTGGGATTGGAATTTTTCTGAATATAGTCTTCCAGATCGGTATTCCTTTCATGAGACTTACAGGACCAAACGGAGTAATCTCAGTTTGATCCTCAAGTGGAACTCTAAGGAGTACTCTCCTCATGGCTTCCACCACAGCTGCAGCTTGTCCGCCTTCGCGGATTGTGCTTGCAAATTCGCCCGATGATGTCACAGATATGTGAGATTCACCAGGGTTAAGTCTAGGACGGAGTTTTCTACAGATTGCTCCTATCCTTCTAGCTGCCATTTTCATTTTAAATATAAAATCTTCTGGCGGTCTGTAATCCGATTCCAGAACTCTTTTGAATTCTGCTATAGATTTTTCCTCTGTACGTATACCCATATATGGCATTTGACGTGTGGAGGTGAGGTGTGCGATATGTTGCAATAGCAACATGTCGAAATCACCTTTATATACTCTATTAATATAGGGTATACCATTAAGCATTCTAAAAATATTGTTTTTAGCAGGCTTTACTAGTTCACCAATTGTTTTGGTTCTAGCTAGTGTATGGAATAGAAAATTTGTCCATTCCTTCCACTGATCCACTAGGTCCTTTAAATTAAAGGCACCTACTGAAAAGATCTTTCTCACGAGTTTTCTCAAAAGAAGGATTTCCGGCCCGTCGATCAAAAATATTTGCTCGTTCGCCAGCCAGAGAGAATCTACTAATCCATTTATGAATTCTTCGATTCTCTTGAAGTGGCTTATCGATCTATTGATTAATATACCACTTAATTTAACCGGTAGACCAATGTCTCTGGTTAATAATCTTTTCAAACCTTCCTTCTGGAATGGTGAAAAGAATTTCTCCTCTTTCTGAAACTTTTGTTTAGAAAGGGATTTCCCCTTGTAAGTCTCCGATAGGAGACTCCCATGAGGCATCTTATAGTAGAGTCTATTGACTCTATCTGTAAGATTAGGGTTCCCTAGGACAGGCAATAGCCTATCCCAAGGAGAACTCTTTCGGTCCTTACCAACGCAGTCCCTTAGGATTTGCGCTTGGATAAGTTCACCTTGATAGTTCATGC